TCCGAGAATCTCAAACTGAAAGCCACCATCCCGAAGAAAGGCAATAGCATAAGCCCCGATTTTTTCACCTCTGTTTGATAAGGCAGGTTGATGCTTAAAATACGGATCACTTCCACGGCGAAAGTCGTACTTATCGTTTGAATAGATAACCCCGGCATCCACGTTTTTAACGGCTCCGGCATCTGTGAGAATCTTGATCATTCCCATATAGGAAATGTCAAGAATACATTTAAGATCACCTTTGACTTTTCGTGGAACCAGGTAAGCGAATTTTAAAGCAGGGTTCAAGGTGATCCCTGTTAGTGCTACATTTACTACAGAATCCTTTACCGAGTTGGGATCACATTTCATTAAATAAGGATTGTTTGAAAGGATCTGAATAGCAAAACCGGCTTCACGATTGAAGTTCATTTTGTACTCGTTTGATGCCTCAAATTGCTTCTGTGCAGTGAAAACAAGAATTTTGCTCTCTTTCTCTCTAACTGCTAATTGCGAGTTGTTTTCCATTTTTTTGATTGTTTGGTGAATAATTATGATCGTAATAATCAAGTGATTTAATTGCATAAGGCGGGAGTTTCAATTCAAGTATTCCGTATTTATTCTGGCAGAATACCTGGTAACCCGGCCATCTGTTATTGTCGAGACAGGACTTGTAAAGCTGAAGCAGCATCTCATATTCATAACGACCTTGTGCCATAAATTGCGGGGACGCTTCAAAAATATTGAAAGCAAAGGGAGAGACTTTTTCCTGTGCTATAAACATAAAAGTAAAGTCCCGATCTTGTCCCTCGATTTTTGTCATCAGATCAGCATAAAAAGCAGCCTGAATATGATAGTCGTGATCAGCAGCCGAACGGGTAAATCCTTCGATTGAAGCATCGGTAGCCGTTTTAAGATCAACGACCAAGTGTTTGGTATCTTTGATGTAATCAGGCTTAAACTTGACGTTAATAGTCCCTATTTCTGTTTCTACTGATCCCATATAAGAGACTTCCGGTCGGCCATTTGTAAGAAGCATCTTTGCGTAAGGGTGTCGGAATAGACGTTCTTTCATCTTTTCAATACGCTCAAAAACTTCTTTTTTGATAACTTTCTTTTCTCCGATTATTCGCATTTCAGATTCTTCCCATTCCTTGTATGCTTTTGTTGATCGGGGTGATTTATATCCCTCTCCGATTAATACCTGGCAGATCGATGTATCATCGAAAACATAATAATCCCTCTCAAATCGTTCGGGTTCCAGTATGTAACAATGATAGGCAGAGCCAAAGATCAGTGCATCAGTTTCGGGTTTTTCTTCAGGTTCTTTGTAGTGAGCCGGTGAAACTTTTATCAGCGAAAGGGCAGATTTTGAAACGTAATCCTTATTCGTGTGATATTCATCTTCTGTCCCCGTAAAAACCTGAAAGTTTACCGATTTAATGAATGTGCTTTCCATAATTATTGATTATATTTATACATAACTTGTTATTTGACGTTTATTGATAAGTGAATTAAATTCTGTCTGTGATAGAGAACTTGTAAACTCCCACAGATCATTAAGGGAGTCCATAAGTGTTTCCGATGCGAATAATGTTATTAATGGTGATTCGAGCCGGACATAATACTGATCTGGCCAAGCGCAATGAGAGATAATAAACGTGTTGCGTAAATGAGGAACCCACGCTTTCCGTGTCCTGTTTTTCTTACTGGTTATCCTTATCATGTCAGTAGGTTTGCAAGTTTCGTTTCGAACCAGGTCATGTCTGTTACCTGTATCTCATTCCCTTCCCGGTCATAGCCAGTCCAGTCGATCAGATTTACTTCTGCATTACCGTTAAAATAAGGCTCACTGTCATAATCAGCCTGAACAGTCCGGCCATGAAACTCGACAATCCCGTATAGGTTAACCGAACGTCCGTCCGGCAGGTTAACATCAACATTAAACCTACCTTCGCTGAAGTCAGAGAGGTCAATGAAGTCTATTGCTTCTTTAAGGTCTACGTTCATAATTTAGTAGTTGTGGGTGGACGCACTATTGATGCAATAGCCTCGAACATATCATCGGTGTTCTTTTTCAACTCGGCAAGCTGCTCACTCAAGTCGGCATGAACACCTTTGATCTTAAACTTTGGATAGTTAGTATTCGCCATGAGTACCCGGCTCATTCCTTCGGCCTCGGCTTTAGCCAGAAGAAGGCCGTCATCGTAGTCGTCAGAATTTACATCTAAAACTACCTCGAAATTTACTTTGAATTTCATATCAGTTAAGATTAGTTTTCCAACTTAAACACTTCTCATTTTCTATTCTCCTGATCCGCTGCTCTGCATTAAGAGAGAAACGGAACAGCACCGGGAAGCAGTCGAACAGTACAACGTTAGCGGTCTTGATCTGATTAACCTCTGTGATTGAATTGGCAGCCATGAGGTCAAAGGCTACATCTATAATAAATTTACGTTTTTTCATTGCGGTAGATTGTAAGCAGACAGAACTACATCGGTTAAAATCTCTCTGCATATATTTGCTGTTGCTAATTGGTTTTGTTTTCGTGCATCATCAGCAACATAAGCAGCAGCAGCAGCAACAGCAGCAACATAAGCATCAGCAGCCTCAGCATCAGCAGCAACATAAGCAGCAGCAGCAGCAACAGCAGCAGCAACATAAGCAGCAGTAGCAGCAGCAGCAGCAGCAGCAGCAACAGCAGCAGCAGCAGCAACATAAGTAGCAGCAGCAGCAGCAGCAGCAGCATAAGCATCAGCAGCAGCAGCAGCAGCAGCATAAGCAGCACTTTCTAATTGTATAGTATCTATTTTGCCCTCTCCAAAATCAATAGCTGCCCGTACTGCGTCTTTACTTCTCTGATCTCTCATAAGATGTAATACAGTCTCTGCACACCTTCCTTTTGCAAGCGTTAGAAGTCTTTTATCAACATTAAGTCGTGAAGCAATCCACAACATCCAATCTCCACGAGGGCAGTTTTCCCATGCTTCCTTTGGAGTTTCAAATTTTGCACTGAAAAGAACAGCTTCCTTACAGGCACTTAGTCGTTCAAGTTTTGTTGTTTTCATTACGGTATATTATTTCCAGTTTATAACATCTGCGCCTTTGCGGTTGAACCTCCGACAGAGATATTTCAATAGTGCCCAATCGCATGACTTTGCCCGGCCAGACTGATGGTATTGGATCATCATTTCTGCAGATCGAACATTCTTAAACAGACCTTCGGCTGTCATCTCTCTGGCAAGCTGAATCTTTGTGAGCTTTTCACCGGATTCGGCAATCAACTTTGTAAAATCAATTTTCATGGTTTAAAATTTAAGCGGCCACACCCTTTGAAATGATCGCCGGGCGGGCCGCAAAGGTTGTTAACACTCATTTTCAAATACAAGTTCAAGTATTTCATCTGCGGTTTCATCACCATACATCTTGGTAAGATACTCTGCGATCTTTATCGCACGGTCTATGAAACACATTTTTGAATTGATTTCTTTGATCTTGCTTTCAGCTTCATTGTAGAGCCTTGTTGCTTCTGCTGTTTTCATCTCTTTGCGGTTATTTGGTGGTTATTTTTCTTCAAATGTTACGTAGCTCTGGAGGAGTTTTCCGCAGGTGGTGCAGGTTACTTTCCCGGTGTATCTTCCGTCATTGGCTCCGTAGCAGGTGCAGACCTCGTCGATGCTGTGTACCAAGTAGAGGAGGTGTCCGTTTCTGTAGATCCTTTTGTGTCTGGTAGTTCTTGCTGTTGTTTTCATTGTCTTTGCGGTTTTGATTAATAACTATTTTGAGTAAAATTTCAAGTATTCTTTCTTGCAACCAAGTTCAGCGAGCATAAGCAATGCTTCAGCCTTAGTCTTTTTTATCCCTTTCTTTTCAAGATAAAGAACGTATTCCTTTAGCCTGATGTGAAAATCATCCGGTACTTGTACGACTATCCCTGTTGTTTCCATGTGAATTGGTTTAAATTGATACAACAAATATAAAACATATAAATGATATAAAAAAAATAATTATGTAAAACAGAGTGAAGATTTAACAATTTTTAACATTTGCAGATTACCCCCTCGGCATAGATTATAATAATTAATTTATGAGCTGAATGTATCATTTTTTAAATTATTACGTATATTCGTAAAAAATTATCCGCATGAGTGCGCCTGTCGGCAATCAATTTTGGAAGCTACGAGCGAAGCATGGCAGAGATAAGTTATTCGCAACTCCCGAATTACTCTGGGACGCCGCCTGCGAATATTTCCAATGGTGCGAAGATAATCCACTTTACGAGATGCGGGGCTTTGCTTATCGGGGGGTAGTCACAAAAGAGGACTTCCCGAAAATGAGAGCAATGACACTTTCTCAGTTATGTTTTTATCTTAATTGTAGTGAGTCATATTTCAGAGCATTCAAATCACTAAGATCGGCATTAAAAGATGAAGAACTTACGCAAATTGATAAAGATTTTTTAACAGTCATACGCGAGATAGAGACAATCATTTACAATCAGAAGTTTCAGGGAGCATCAGCTGATCTACTTAATGCCAATATTATTGCCCGCGATTTGGGATTAACAGATCGATCAGAAACTAAGGTTGATTTTAATGGTGAAGTCAGGATCAATGTCACATCAGACAAGAACGCAAAGAAATTAAAAGAGTTCCTGAATGACAGCAAACCTGAGTGACATATTCTTCCGCAACCTCGATGCTTACAAAGCAGGGGAGCATCTGATCATCAACCAGGGAGGTCAGGGAAGCTCTAAGACCTACTCAATACTTCAACTACTATATTTCATTGCTAAGAAAGAAACGAAGCGCATAACGGTTGCATCGTACGCCCTGCCTCATCTGAAACAGGGTGCAATGTCTGACTTCGATAAGATACTTGAGACAATGGGAGAAAACCCCAGAGCACTAAAGAATATCAGCGAATCCACATATTACATTGGCAATTCATCTATCGAGTTCTTCGGGATTGAAGGTAATACAGCGAAAGCTCACGGACCACGAAGGGATATTCTGTTTATCAATGAGTGTAACCGCAAAATCACTTACGAGGTTTACGACCAGCTCTCAACACGCACACGAGGAGCGGTATTCCTTGACTTTAACCCTGATCAGGAGTTCTGGCTACATGAGAAGGTTCTGCCGTTCTTTGATCATGTACTTATCAAGAGCAGTTTTGCAGATAATCCCTGGTTGCCTGAAAAAGAGCTGAACAACATTCTTGCGAAATACAATAAGCCGGGCTTTGAGAACTGGTGGAGGGTCTATGGACTTGGTGAGCTCGGACGACTTGAAGGGGCTATCTTATCCAACTGGCGATACGGGGAGTTCGATACGTCGCTTGCCTTTGGTTATGGTTGTGATTTTGGGTTCAATGATCCTGATGTTCTGGTCAGGGTTGCAATAGATCAGAAGCGTAAAATCATCTATTGTGACGAAAAGATTTACAAGTCCGGTAACTCAGCCGACCAGCTACGGCAGATGATCGCCGCTCATTGCGGAAGGAACGATCTTATTATTGCCGACTGTGCTGATGCCCGTATGATAGCTGAACTAAGGAGATATTTTAATATTCGCCCGATAGATAAAAAGAAGTGGACTATCAGCGAGGCCCTGAAAATGATGCAGGATTATGAGATTGTGATTACCGAAGGGAGTGCGAATCTTGCAAAGGAGCTTAATAATTATGTCTGGTCAGATAAGAAAGCCGGTGTTCCGATGAAGGGGTTTGACCATACTATTGATGCCGTTAGGTACTGGTTTATGAACACAATAACAAAACCTTCATTTACTCAGGTATGGCAATTCCAATAGACAGACTGACCCTTCTGGATATGATGCTCGACGGGGAGTACTCCGGACTGTCTGACGGGCTGGTACAGATGCCACGACCTGAGAGGCTGAAGATACGACATAAGTACCTGATGGTTCCGAAGGATATGAATGAGTTCTGCGGTAATATCTGCTACGGGCAAAGACTGTTTTTTGCTGAGACGGAAGATAATGATTACGGTGTTATCCTGCGATCCATTGAGGGCTATTACTATCCTATCTTCACTAATGATAAATGGGACGCTGACAGGGCTCTGTTGATGGGTCGTCAGGTCGTCAAATGCAGGGCGATAGATGTTTACCCTGTCGCTACTCACCTGGTCAACCTCATCGCTGAGATGGCAGAGAGAGAGAATAAGTTGCTGCACCGCTCACCGTCAAAGACAGAGCTGGCAGCCGGCATTGATAAGCTGGACGTATTCGCTCAGATGGCAGCATTGGATTTCCTGAGTGATGTGCTGAAGATCAGTATTCCCGAAGTGCTGCTGACTCCGTATAACGAGTGTCTTGTACGCTTCAAGATGGCGAAGGAGCAGAACGACTACCGGGAAAGGTACATGGAGCAAGTAACTAAAGAGGCAAAGAAGAAATGATAACAGAAACACTTAAACAGGTCGTCAGTGATTCAGGATGTACGATTGTCATATACGAGCAACGGCAGATCGTTAATCTGCGTACTGACATAGGCATACCTTCAGATATTATCGGGGTGATCGTTCAGCCTGACAACGGAGTACTGGAAGTACACGCTAATTCGATTCAGGAACATTGGAACCCGCTTTATATCGAAGTGCTTAAACAGATAACGAGCATGGAAGAGCCTGCCGATGATCATGAGGCAATGTTACAAACGTTACTTGACATTTGTAAACAGATAATAACAAGGCTAATCATTACGGCTGAGTTTAAGAAAGTAACTCCGGTTCGTATTAATAAGATAGTTGAATCAAAATACGATGCTAACCTGATCGGGTGGGTTATGACGCTCGATCTATATTACTTGGAAAACCGTGTTAATGTGCCATGTTAGGAGAGCAAATAAAACCTGACCTTGAAGCGTTCGTCCGCAACGTCGGTAACCGCAACGGGTATCACGGCAATAAGATTTCCAAGTCAGTCATGGATATGTGGGAGATCGAAGTGCGTGAAAATGGAGCGGGTGTGTTAGTGCCCTATTGGATGGGTGTGTTAGAATGGGGACGAGGGCCAAGATTAAAGAATAAAGATCATAAGCTATATCTGAAGATTAAGGCATGGATGGCTAAACGTGGTATGCTGAAAGGCACGACAGAAGAGCAACGAGACAATGAAGCGAAACGGCTAACATGGTATATTAACAGATATGGGAACCAGCAGTACAATCTCGGAAACCGTATTTTCGTCGATGTCTATCGTTCTGAGCGTGAGAAAACTATTGAGGCGATCGGTAAGAAATTTTTTGCACTCGCTGACAAAATCACAAAAGATGTAATATGATAACACTTGTCTCAACTCCTGAATACGTCGTACAGGAAGCACCGCCGGTAACCTGTCGATGGCTGGCAACGGAAAGTCCTAACAACTTCCGGCTGCTTCGCAGGGACTTCGATATTGTCTCTGCTGCCGATAACGGAGGGGCTTTGCGCCTGACTGTCGGGGCTGGTTTATACAATGGATCTGAAGGCGATCAGGTCTCAGTTTTCAACCGTACTCTTAATGCTATGTTTGTTGGAGAAGTGCAAGCTGGTTCAACTGATACGATTATTGACACTAACATTGCTTATCAGTCGGGTTTCGATCCTGGTGATCCGGTATTCGATCCCGACAGGGACTACTCGTATTTCAATGACAATACACTTCACGCCGGGTATTACTTCGAGGGCCGATTAACCATTAATGGGGTGCTGAATCCTTTAACTATCATCGCTTCACCTGATTCGTTTGGGTATGCTGATCTTGATGTGTCGGGCATATTAAGAGTTGTCACATCTTTGGGTAAGACCGGTGACTACTCAGAGATGATAATGGCCGAGACGAATAAATCAGGCAGTTTCTCACTTGAATATCGGGAGTGCTGGTTCGGACTGGAGGGTGACTGGATTCAGTCCGAAGGTGTGGGTTCCCCGGCTGATCCCGTTTTGTGGTGGTACGCTGAAGCGGTCAGGTCAGAAGAACAGGGGAGTAATCTGCATGAGTTTGTTCCTGATGACACTAAAGATGCACCGTTTCTGAACTTCTTTGAACGCCCGGTCTATTTCGCTGGTCTGCCGTTCGATCTGTCTTTTATCCTGCCTGAACGTCCGCTGCTTTCTCCTGCCGGGGAACTGACTGTTACTCTTAGGAAATACTCATCGGCTAATGTCCTGCTGTCGCAGAACACTTATGATATACCTATTGACAGTCTTGACGGGCGGGTGTGCAGTCTGACGATTGATCCTGCCGGGATCGAGGCGAACGCCTCTCACTTCACCGCTGAAATAACCGCCCCGTGACAGACCTCGCTCGCATACCAATTTCAAGGCGATGCGAAGGCGTATACCTTCGTTGGTATTACAACGGTTGGCATTACTGGCTATGGTACGCAGGGGAGATAGTTATTCTTACCGAGGGGGAGAAGTACAGAACCGTCAGCACACAACGAATGACCGTCGGATCAGGTCAGATAGATGAGTTTCAGATCAAGGCCATACGAACTATCATGCTTACCCGTGAGGTGTATATCTTTACGGATTCCGGCTGGGGTGTGGTTCGTGTCCTGCCGGGCCAGAAGGAGGTGTTCAACAACTTAACCGGCTGGTATGATTTCGAGATAACTATTGTCATCGGATCAAGACATATATCCCGTTCAGGATTCTCCCCGGCTATCGTTGTACCAGTTGTCCCACCGTCTTACGAATGGTGTGAAACGGATTGCATAGGGGCGCAAATATGGATGTGTAAGAACTATGACATTAACTATCCAGGATCGAAGGTTTACGGCGATAACGAGGCTAACCGTGCATTATATGGTGGTCTTTACACTTGGAATCAGATCATGGCATCGGGGTTCGTTCCTGCGGGGTGGCACGTCCCGACACTGGCGGAGTGGCAGGAATTAATAACGTGTGCAGGCGGATCATTGGTGGCAGGGGGTGAACTGAAAGAAATAGGAACGGATCGGTGGAACGCACCTAACACGGGGGCAGTTGATACTTACGGTTTCAAGGCATTGCCGGGTGGTGGGTTTGATGGTTCATATTCAAGTATTGGCAATTACGGATTTTTCTGGACAGCAACTCCCGGAGGAGGAATGACGGCGAACTTTATTCAGTTAAGTTACAATAACGCACAAGCTGTTAATTCAGGGACATTACGTACAAATTATTTGTCGGTCAGGCTTATAAAGGATGAAGTCTGTGAAGAACCGCATTTGATTACAGATGACTGGTTTTTACCTTCAGCAGACGAACTAAAAGCAATGTTTGATAATTTAGCTTTATATGGATTGGGGAATTTCTCAACAAATCCTTTAGATTGCCTGTATTGG